ACAAGCAGTTTCTCCCAATCAGCTTCGTCATCCTTAAAAAGAATGGCACCCCCGGTTACATCAATACCGAACGTTTTCAGAATGCTTCGAAACTTGGAATTAAGGATGTCGAGTATAAACTTTTCATCGCTCATGTGCTTTTGTTTCTCGGCATCTTCATGTACTGTTCCAAGTGCTTTTGCGCCTGTTTTCCCTTGTTCCGTAGTAAGCGTGTTACCTAGTATAATTTTGCTTATTTCAGCGTTACAGGAGTCTTTTAAATCCTTATAAATGGTGTTGCTTCCGGCAGAGTTTCCCGTATCATGAATTTTTAACTCAGCACCTTTTGGTCGGATCATATAATTCGCACCACCCCACTTTTCCATTGCCTCCTCCAACTTCACACGGGTAGCCTCATCATAATCTTCATAGGATGCTTCACGGAATGGCATACCAAACATCTCGGCAAACTGACTCCAGTCGCCAAAATCACCACGCTTATAAATTACATATTGTGCCGCTTTTACCAGGAGTCCCTTATCTTCCGGTTCACCTGCCCAAAGCATATATTTTTTAAGTGGATCCTCCTGATACATAAAACTTTTTTCTGCCAGGTTCTGATCAATCGAAATACATTTGAAATTACGTTCAGGATGAACGTGTTTACGTGGTATAAGATCAAAGTCAATAATCCAACGTTCCTCCAAGTCATCAAAATAGATATTATTGACCTGAATAAGGGTATAACCCCACAGAATAGCATTTATAATTTCTTTCTTGAAAAAACGCATATCAGGTGAATTAAGTAACTTATTGATGTTCTCATCCTGATTTTTAGATTTATCAATGAATATAAGATCTTTGTTTAGAACCCAATCAACTCGTTTACCCCATACAGCTTCTATCTGTCCGTCCAGGCAGATGTCTTCGAAAAGGTCATAGAGTGGTAGTCGGGTAGGATTTACCACATTTTCGAAGCTACGAATAGCATTTCGCCACTTTTCAATATCCTGTGTATGACGAAATGGCGCACGGATATTGATTTGATTAACCAGGACTTTAGTATCCGTATTTCCTTTTTTAACGTTAACTCCCATGATTAATAGTGATTATGACGGGGAGTATTCCCGCCTGATTTAATATAAGAACTACCTCCTGTCAGTTTGTCAGTTAGACGAACTAGCCCCGGAATGGATGCTTTCTCACCTTGAAGGCTTTTTAATGCTTTGATCGTATCGCTATAAATGGTTTGTCGTATTTCGGGCATGTTAACCGGATTACTTATTTTATAGCAATTATAGATCGCTATTTCACGAACCAGATTCATAACCCGGATACTTCGTGATGTCCCGGTCTTTTGAAATTCGGCATCCAAATCATAACGGGCACACAAATAGCTGCGTACTTCCTCTACTGCTTCGTCAATGGCAGTAGAGACATTATCACTCACCCGGGTGAGAACCTGTAACACCTCGGGATAAATACCCCGTTTTAAATCGTCCTCTGTAAAATACATAGTCATTTACAATTACTTAGTATGATAAATACAAAACTTTTTCAAATCATCCTCATGATTTAATTTTCTGTCTAATGCACCGGCATCAATCAGGGCATTTATTCTCTGACGGTCATAAACCCTTATTTTGCCATAAATTTGAATGACAAACATTTGTTTCTTTGTTACCTCTTTCCAGCGGTTAGCTTCATTGACGGCATCTTTTACAGCCCAGTAGCGAAATAATCTTTTAAAAAATGTGATAATCATACATTGGTTTTGTTTAGTGTGTTTATACTCTGCGTTTATTTATTGGCCGGCGATGCATGACAATAGCACCTTCGGATAGTTGTACACGTTTTTGATCCAGGATAAATTTACCTCCCTCTATGCAATCGGGTCCGTCGGAAGGTGATTTCATTTGCGGATTAATTAAAAGAAATTGTTCCTCGAGTCTAAGCATATTGGGATTATCCCTTTCATCAATATTGAATATCAGTTGACCGTTCCTGTTGATCGGTTCAAGGTTCCCCTCGATACGGACAAATTTATCCGGTTTTTTACGTGGATCCGGGATAATGCCTATTTGACCCTTTTCTTTACCAATTGATGCAAAGAGTGGAATAAATACCTGTTCATAGAAAGGATCCTGTAGGGTGTTATTTTCAACATAATTGTAAACCTGCGTTTTACCATTCACATAATCACGAATAGCATAAAACCACTCTACAAATTGAGCGTTTGGTACCTGTTCAAGGAATCCGGTATGTACATAATATTTTCCCTCCTTGAAACTCATAAGGAATACCGACTTAAAGCTCCCCCCTGCTTTTTGCTTATCCTTGTTGGAAGGTGAAGGGTCGGCATAGGCCACCACATATTTCAGCGTTCCGAGTGGTGGCACTTTACCCCAGGTTATTTCTTTGAATGTTTCGCCCTCGGAAAGCGGGTTATTAAAATACTCCTGTTGAGCTGCCTTGGTACTTATTTTTGAAAGTACCCGGTCAATCATCTCTTCTGTGTTCTTTTCAGGCCACGTGGATTTACCATTTTTATCCCTGATATTGATGATGTCGTGATGATCAGATTTCAATGCGGCCAATGTTACACAACATATTTTGGCAATAATATTACCTAGAATAAGAACCAGTAACGGTTTGCTGATCGATCGCGTTGGTATAAGGGCCGATTCAAACCATGCAAAGTCTTTTTTTACTATCTCAGCATTTCGCACGCTTTCATCCGTATCAAAATCGGAGGCAATGATAACATCCGGACGTATTTCTTCATTTTTCTTTCCACGTGGTGATTGTCCCTTACCAAGTGCAATAAACGTGACACCTGAGGTTGTCGTAAAATCACCTTCCTCCCAGGTGCCATAATTCTTTTGCGTTCCGTAGTAGGCTATGATTCTCTGATTATTTTCAAGATTAATCATATAAGGCATCAACAGGTCACAGGCTGCATCCTCACTCGAAGAGGTAAAAACAACAAATTTCTTTTTTCCGGTAAGTGCTAATTTAAGTACTCCAAACATGGTAACTGTATCTTTACCCAATTCGCGTGACCAGGATAATACTTCATACCATTCAGGATTGTGGATGATACGGTTTAAAAATTTAAGATGAAACGAGGCGAAAGGAGCTGATGCGTATTTTGGAAAGAAAAATTTGCACCATTCATCATCATGTTCTTCGAGCCATTGTCGGTGCTTTTGTATATCCGCTTCCGACTTCCCTGGTTCAATACCACTGTCCGATAATAATGATTTTCGGTAATTCTGCCATACATCTAAACTATGTCTTTCGCCCGGTTTCATTTTAATTGATCTTTAATGTAAGCATCAAAAAGATCGCTTATTACTTTTGCTTTTGCTGTGTCGAATGGACGGATCCATTCGAGTATTAATATGGATACATTAATTACATCTTTCAGATTGCATTCTACTTCGAGTGCAGATAAATCACCGGTAAGTCTGCGACGGATTGCTGATTCTTCCTTTGATGGAAAACGGTAATTTACAGCACGACCGGCAATCAGGTTATCAAGGTCGGTAAGCTGATTAATAGTTGAGCGCATTCGTTCCTCCCGGGTAACTGATATAGTTGTTCGAAGTTCCTCCCATTTTCCTAGGTTAGCCCACTTGCTGACGGTTACTTCACTCATACCTGTTTTAATGCTGATTTCTTTTTGTGTCATTTTATTGACAACAAAAAGCATCTTGGCATAATCGTGTAATTGGGTACGCTCAGCTTTGGTTTTTCTTTTCTTATTTTCCATATCATTCTATAATTGTACTGCAAAATTGACGTATAAAACCCGATAATAAAAAAATCAGTGACAAAATGGCAGTACTTTTTTGATTACAGCGTTTTTACCCGTTTTTTTGCATCCGAATCAAATTACTGCAATTATGCCCAAAAAAGTATCTGAAATAGTAAACCAGCTCAATGGCTCTTGTTGTGAAGTCTATTTATATGGCATTATAGGCCGTTGGATGGATATCGACACAAATATTTTAATCCCGGAACTTGAGAGATGCCGAAAAAGCGGATGCACAAACTTTACCTTTTATGTAAACTCTGATGGTGGGGAAGTAACCCAGGGCCAAGCCCTATGGAATTATTTAAATCGAAGTGATATTACAGTCACCTGGATAGTTGATGGAATAGCAGCCAGTATGGCAGCTCAGATCATGACAAATCCGAAACATACGGTTTGCATGGCAAAATACAGTAAAATCATGCTGCACAAAGCATCAGGATGTGTTTGCGGAAGTTCAAAAGATGTTCGTGCCTATGCTGATATTATGGATCTGTTTGAAACGGACATTGTCAATATGCTGGCAACTAGATGTGAAGTGGAAGCATCGGCTATCATAAAACTTTATATGGATGGATCTGATCACTGGTTAACTCCGGAGAATGCAATCGCTGCAAAATTATGTGATAAAATTATAGACGGGGTAGATGGCATGGAAGAACCACCCGCCAGCTTAATTGAATCAAATGATATATATAATTATTTTCAAAACCAAATACTTAATTTTAAAAAAGTAGACACAATGGATCACAAAAAGGTTGCACCCATCTTAAATATGGATGTGAATTCGGATGAAGCCGCTGTTCTTACCGGAATTCAAAATGTGGCAGCCAGGGCTACCCGATTGGAAACTGAGAACGGAACGCAGAAAACCACAATTGAAACCCTGACAAATCAGGTAAATGTAATGAATCAGGCAAAAGTAAAAAACCTGATTGACACAGCTATTATTGTCGATAAGAAATTCGGTGAAGATTTACGGAATGAGTATACCGCTATGGCTGTAGAAAACTACGAACGCACTGAAAAAGTAATTAGTTCAATGCCAAAGGTTACTAGAATATCTAACCATTTGGGTGGTGAAGGTAACGGAACTATTCCTGAAGGTGAAAAAACATGGAGTTGGGATGACTACCACAAAAATGGTAAGTTGGAAAATTTGAAAGCAACTAACAAGGAGCATTTCAAAAATTTGTTTAAAGCGAAGTTTAACCGGGATTTAAAGGAGGACTAAAAAGATGACAACAATCAACATGAATAATAACTCGAGTTACAATTTTGTGGCTCCGTTAATTGTGGCTGATGCCGATTCAAAAGTAGAGGTAGTATTTCCAACTTCGGAAAAACAAATCCTTGCCGGTGATGCAATTGTAGAAGCCGACGTGGAACGTACCACAACTGTGATTGATTTAGGTCAGTTATCGGCTGATGCTGAACTTGACCTTAATGTAGGTGCCGATATTCCCATTGGAGCTTTATTGGTTGTCAAAGCACAAAGCGATGCAACTGCACGAACGGTAACCCTGGGAACAGGATTCTCGGGTCCGGCAATTGCCGGTGTAATTTCTAAAACAAAAACGGCATCATTTATTTTCGACGGAGCAACCTTCGTTGCTATGGCTGCCGCAGTACAAATCGACTAATTATTTAAAGCAATATGAAACATACAAAATTTATTCTCAGTTTATTGACGGCACTTCTGTTTGCCGTGGGCATAGGTACAGCCTTTGGAGCTGTAGCGGGTGGTGTAGCATTTGGCACCTCATTTATTAAAAAGAATGCACCGGTAGGGTCATTCATGGCGGGTGTAACTCCCGAAATCTGGGTAGACTATATTATAGGCAACCTGTTTAAAAATAACGAGTTTTTACTCAACTCTATCGACGAAAGTCAATACGTGATAGGTCAGGGTGTAGTTCATATACCACAGGCGGGCGGAGTAAGCGGAGTAAAACGAAATCGTAAAAATTTACCTGCTACCATTACCCGGCGTAAAGATATCGATGTAACCTATGTGTTGGACGAATTTACCACTGATCCACGATTTATACCAAATATCGATAAAGCAGAATTAAGTTATGATAAGATGGACTCGTGTATGAGCGAAGATATGGCTTATCTGCAACAATTCGTAGCTGAAGCAATGATGTATAATTGGAGACCACAATTCTTTATTAAAACTACCGGTAGTTCAGTACCTGCACATATTGGAACAGGAAACAGAAAATCAATATCAATTGATGATTTTATTGCTGCCAAGTCACTGTTTAATAAAT